TTACTGATTTTCCTGTTCTTTTACCTGTGACTACAATTTCTTCTGTTCCTATTTCTCCGCCATCTTGCATAAAAGATAAACTACCCATGTCAAAACCAGTATTCTTTAAACCTGCTTGTATTTCTTCAGCAGATTTTACTACACCTGTGTAATGTGATAGGTCTGTTATTTTATTTGTAGATATATAAGCTAAATCAGCATATATAGACTCATACATAGCTTCTAAACCTTCTTGTGTAGGTTGGAAATGTTTAGTATATACTTTACCACCATCTCTTGTAGTTTGATCTTTACCATCATAATATCCTATTCTATTTAAAAACATACCTTTTGCGTCTAAACCTTCTTGATCTCTATTACCTATAGTGTAGTGTACTCCTGCACCTTTTTTACCTTGTGAATAGTGTATTTGTAAGTCACCTTTAAAATTAAAACCTGTTGTTTTTTCTAACTCTTGCATGTAAGGAATCATAGGGTCTAATAATTTTTTAGAAAATTCTACATTAGATGGGTTTGCTTTACTAGAATCATAATCTCCTTGAGAGTATGTGTTCATTTTAAATTCATCAAAATCAAACGAAGCATAACCTGATTTGTATGAAGGTTTTTTAGCTGTTAAGAATTGTAAAGCCATCGCTGCAATACCTAGTACAGGATTTACAGAAAATAAATAGGATGTTGCTCCTGACATAGCCGCTTGTTTTACGTCTCCAGTTCTTAAAAAAGATACTACTGCAGCTATTGTAGCTCCTCCTAATGCTTCACCGCCCCCTACGAATTCGCCAACAGCTTCAGCACCATATTTTGTAACTAAATGTTGTACACCTGCAGTAAGAGCAGCTTCTTCATCACCGCCTAAAGCTAGTACACCTGCTATAGAAGTTGCAGCACCACCAAAACCTCTCCATTTTGTAGCAGCAGCTTTACCTGCATCGTTAAGTGTGCCATCTAAGTTAAAACCATTTACTGCTTTAGCAGCTTTCATAGCATAAGACTCTATAACTTCAGACTTAATAAACTGTGTACCACCTGCAATAGCAGCTTTTCCTGCATCACCAGTAACTGCACCTACTAATATTGCTGCAGTAAATTCATCGTATAAATCTTTTAGTTCTACACTATATGTACCATCTTGCATGGTAAATAAATGGGTATTGCCTACTTTTTCTATGGTATTTTTTATATTATCAAAAGGACTAGTATTTAAATCTTCTCCTGAAACTGTTTTAGTATAATCTATACTTCCATCTTCATTTGTAGCAAAAGTAACATCTTCTGCCATAGGTGCTCCAAATACTTTTAAAGGGTCACCTAATCCTTGTTTCATTGCGTTAATATTTATACCGTTTTTGTCAAAAGCACCAGGAACATCAAATACATTAACTGTGGTACCGCCTACGGTAATATTACCCATTTCTCTAGTTAAAGCTGCAGGGTCCATGTTTGCTATAGAGTCTATAGTGTCCATTACACTTATAAATTGTTCAGCATGTTGCATAGTTAAAGGGGCTGTGCCATTGGCAGCTCTTGCTTCATTAGTTTCTGCAAGCCATGCACTAGCTCTAGGGTCTGGGGTTTTTAATATATCAGGTAAATCTAAAGTAATATCAGGATTAAAATCATTAAAACTATCTGCCCAATATTTAGCTGTAAAACCTGGTGTAGCCCCTTGCTTAGCATCTTCCCCTGCCATTACGTCACTAAAAGTTCCTAAAGTTGTTAATGCAGCTATTTGGCTTTCACTTAAACCTGAATCTGTAGGAAGAGACACTGAAGTAGAGCCTAAACCACTAGTATCTGTATAATCTAATGGAGTGCTTTTACCAGAACCACCCATAAATGGGTTAGATATTCTAGGGCTTACGTAACCTTCTGGTGGTCTGAAAGAGGATGCTTTTACTTTAGGTATATCTACAGGTTGAGTATACTGCATAGTTCTTTGTTCAAAATCTGCACCACTTTCACCAGGGGCAGGATTTACAGAATAGAAACCTTGTGTTGTGTCTACTGTATCTGCACTAGGAATATTATCTACAAAACCTGTAGGTTGTACTGTTTCGTTAGGTAAGACTGGAGATGTAAGGCTTGGTTCTTCGGTTATAGGGGGTAAAGGAGGTATGCCTATTTCTCCACCTTCTTCAAATTTAATTCTTCCTTCAAAACCTAGTGTAGATTTTCCGCCAAATTCTTTAGTTGCACTTAATCTAAAATTCTTGCTTAAATTAAAATTAGCTCGTATTTCTTCATCTGTAAGTTCAGCAGATAAAGCTTTATAGTTTGCTCTTACATAGTCTTCTGTAGCAGCTACACTTAAATCACCTTTATTATACTCTAATCTAGGTCCGTGTCTATTATCTGTACTTAATCTTACACTACCATCACCAACTTTAAAAGGCTTTCCTTGAAAAGAATAATTTTCTTCAGTGTTTCCTGTAAGTGTGCCATAAGGAGTATATATACCACCTTCTCCTCTTACATTTTTTTTATCATCTACTCCTATATTTACAAAACCTTCAGGTGATCTAAATCCTAAACTAGCATTACCTCTAAGTTTAGCATTACTACCTTCTGGATTAATATTAGGGGTTACAAAACCAAGTCTATCTACAAAACTATCTGGACCTATTCTATCTGGTTGCATACTTGTGCTAGTATTAAAGTCCATGCTTATACCTGGAATTACAAATTTATCTTTATGCTCATATGTAGAATCTAATAAAAAATTAAAATCATGTACTCTTTTAGGTGTTCCTATTTTATTTTTTTCTTTATTGCCTCTAAACCATTCAGAATCTTTAGCCTCTTCCATAGCTTCTGCAATATTTCCGTTTCGTAAATGCTCAAAAGTTTTTGTAAATTTTCCAAAACGAGTCCTACCTAGTTGGTACGATGCAGCACTCATTGCGGAAAAAACATTTTCAGAGTAAGGTATTTTTTCTTTTTTCATAAGATACTCAGCATCATCTAAGGCAATATTGTAATCTTTTTCAAACCAAGCATCAGTAACTTCTTTAGGTATTTTTTTACCTTTCCAACGTTTTACTTCTTTAGAAGTCAGTTGATGTCCTGTACCTGCAGAATATAATTGTTCGCCTTTTTCATTTTTTCCATCTGGGTACATCTCATCTGCAAACCCTTCCCTTTGTCTAAGAAGAGCTCTAAGATACTTATCTGTACTGATACTAATTTTCATCCTTTCTTTCCGCCTCTGCTCTAACCCATTCCCTCAACTGGAGGAGGGTTGCCAGTAAAGTTGCCTTCCCCTGGAGTTGCCGCATTTCCTGTTCCGATTGTGCCATCACCAACGCCTGATGGGTCATTTGGGTTTGCACCTGCAGGAACTCCTCCAGTGCCTCCCATTGGTCCTTGTTGTTCACTAGGGGCAGGAGCCTCTTCGCCAGTTGTTTGTCCATTGTTCAATCCTTTTAACATTTCAGCAAATATTTGTGCTTCGTTCATATCATTAACTAGTTCGTCAGGGTCCATATCCTGAGCTATAGCTAACTCTTTAATCAACGTAGGTAACTTAACAAAAGGAGCAAGCATAGGATTCGTTACTGTTTGTAGTAACGCTGTTAGCCTTTGCGATCTTACTTCTTTCTGCATTACAGACGATGTGCCTTTAGGTTTGATCTCCAAATCACCCATTATATCTTCTTCGTCTTCAGAAAACTGCATGTTCCACATAAACATACTTTCTCCTAGAGGTCTTAAAAGATGGTCATCTATATTTTTAATTACGGTCTTAATACCTAAAGAGGCAGAACCCATTAACATAGATAATCCTGATGCAGTACGACCAGTACCAGTCACGCCTGTTTGTCCATGACTTATACTTGGTATACCAGTTTCTTCGTCAGCAAGTTGTCTTGCCTTATCGTACATTTGTAAATTTTCTACGGCAGTACTTGGAAACTTAATTCCAGTAATACCTGTGCCAGGAGCACCTGACTGTCTTCTAAATATCTTTCCAGGATATATATCCATAGACTGTCCTGGAACCATCATGTTCTCATCTACTTCAAAAATTAAATTACCTGCTAGTGCTAAGTTATCAATAGCCATACGTACATGTCCATTCATAAGAAGCTGTGCATCATCCATATTCTCAGCTACACCTACACCAAAGAATCTATAAGGGTTCTTTTCGTAAGGTACGACTTGATATGGTAATCTTTCTGGTACAAATGGATTTAACACTACTCTTAGTATCTGATTTCCACATATCCAAGCATTAATATGCACTTGATCTAGGTCAGAAGTCTTAGCAGGGATATCTAATTGTATTTCTCTAGCCATTTTAGCGTCTAAAACACCCCAATATTCTAGTACCTCAAAGCGACCTTCACTATATGTGGGGTCATTATCGGCATATAAAGTGTGTTCAAAATGCCTTTCTTCGTACTGTGAACCCATATATAGGCACTCTTCTATAGCATCTGCATCAAAAAATGGTCTTTGAGCAAGGCTACGAAGCTGTGATCTGTTCATTCTATGACGTTCTATTACATATTCTGCGTCATCTAGGCTAATAGCTGAAGGGTCAGGGTATAAATCCCAACACGAAACAGCACTTAATCTAGGTACTAGCTTATCTTGAGGGTCATAATAACGACTGCCATCGTCATCTTTAGACCATTTATGTATTACTTTAGAGTGATTAAACGGTCCTTTAACAATACCTGTACCTAACAGACATTGTTCAAAGATACCTTTTCTGAGTTCGGAAACTGCTGAAGCATCTAGTAGTTGGTCATGTATTAACTTTTCCATCTTACGAGCTGCTTCCTTGGCAGGAGCTAGTTGAGGTTCTCCCATGTTAGATGGTCCTGCAGCAAGGTTAGCGTCAGCCATACTTTTTGAGTATGGACCTAATTCTAATTCTTGTTGTTCTGGTTCAGTTGCTTCTAAAGCCCCTGCAGGAAATTCTCTACCATCTCCTTCAAACCCATAAGGGTCTGCTTGTTGGTCTAGTGGCGTTTCAAGGTGAACGTACTCTTCAATACCTTCAGGCATAGGTGTAGGTTCTACAGCAATCGGAACTTTACCATTAGCAAACAAAATATCTACTAACTGCCCAAAGGCAGCTAATACTTTTACTTTTGTTATTTTAACAGTAACTTTAGACCGTTCTGATTTTCTATAGTCTTCACTATCCTCTGAGGTACCTCTGTAGTTTTTATAGGCACGTAGCCAACGTTGTTCGTCAGCTAGACGACCATCTTCTGCTTCTTGATACTTAGATCGCACATAGCCTGATAAACCGACCATTTCCTCATCAGAAATGTCTTTCTGTTCACCAGTGCCTATTAATTCACCTATCTCAGCCATTTTTAGTAATCTTTTTTGTCTGCTAAAGCATTAAAGCCAGAATCTACTTGATTCTTGCCTGAAAGGCTTTTTTCATTAACAGAGGACTCTTGTGCGTGGGAATACTTTGTATTAACCCAACTTTCCATTTTTTCTCTGGATAGTTGTGCTTCGTTTTCCGTGCCAAGATCACCTTGTTTATATTTACCGTATAGTGGCATCTTCTTCTCCTTGTGGTTGCGATGTAAAACCTAAGTCTTCCATCTGGTTCTCAGTGCCAATAGCACTAAATTCGTTTATTTCATCTAATTCTTTTTGTGCTTCTTGAGCACTTTGGTCTATTACTACTGCTGATCTAGGGTTTGCTCTTCTTCTATATTCACTAAGATTTTCTTGTTTAGCAACACTTTCTTCTAAATTAGGTATATACCCTTCTATTACTTCTTGTGATCTAGCTCCTGCAACATCCTTAGACCTTTGATCTTGTCTTTCAGATTCATCTAGTTCTTCTATTACGTTTTTTCTAAAACCAGGAGGTAAATTGATAGTACCTCCAGACATAGGGTCTATTGTAGGTGTTGTTGCTAAACTAGTAATTCTCCTACCTGCTTCACCCAACTCTCCTCTAAGTCTAGATAAGAAACCAGAATCTACAGAAGTATCATAACCTTCGTCTTTTAAATCCATTTGAGTTAATTCTGATTTTGCTTGAGCACTTAAATTTTTAATTTGGTTTTCAGCATCAGATACATTAGGAAAAAATTCTTCACCTGTGCTTAAAGTTACAGGTTTATCTAGTTCCTGCCCCATAAGTCCTCTTCTTTGACCTGAAGTATCTGCAAGAGCAGCTTCTATAGCTAAGTCTGTTCCTACTTTAGTAGTAGCTACTAATGTTTTACCAAAAAGATTTGTAGGAAGAAGAGCTGCTGCTGCAAGACCTTTAGTTAATATAGGAATAAAAGCATTACCAAACCTTCTTTTATTCATATTTAAAAAAGGAAACTTTTGATATTTTTTAGGTTTTGACTGATCTTCAAGGGCTTCTGTTATTTTTACATCTTTTACTTCTACGTTATTATCTATTTGTTTATCGGAAAAATCTACAATAGGTAAATACTTTGTAGCTTTTCCTTGTGTAACTTCTTTTGGAGTTTCGTAAGCGTGTGTAGCAAAATCATTTTCAAAATAATTAGTTCTCCAATCAAACAACCATTGTATTTTTTGATTTTTTCTAGGTAAACCTTTTTTTGTAAGATACATAGGTTTTAACAATTTATATTTATCTTTTAAGTTACCTTTAAATAAAGAATCATATTGTTGAGCTACATCTCCTAGAAGTGTAACTTTAGGTATAACGCCTTCTGAATACAAATATTGTAATGTAGGCTCAAGACGCATACGATATATAAAATCTTCATCATACTTACCTGCTAAATTTTCTATAGGAGGAAATGCTTTTGGATTATTATCTACAAGCCCTTTTAACCAAGAGCTGTCTATACTAGAATAAGAAGCTCTTAGATTTGCATTTTCTATATTATTTTCGATTTTATTTATAATAAACTCATTAGTCATAGGTTCTTGTGTTCTAGAAAAACCTAAAGTCGGAGTTAATTCTAAATCTTTTTCATTACGTAAACCCTTAAGAGATTGTTTTAGTATTATATTTCTTAAACCTAACTTAGTAGCCCCATCATTTTTTATATTATCTGGAACATTAAAATGAGAGGTTTGAGCAGACATTTTATCAGCAATCATACTAAACCTAGATTCTTCTTCAAACTTTTCTAATACACTTCTAACTACTTCTCTGTCTAATTTAACTTTAGGATAATTTCCTCCTACTTTAAGTTCGTCACCATACAGTTCATCTAACCCTGTATTTGCCCACCAATTAGAAGTATCTACTGTTTCTATAGCCCCAGGTATAGTTCCCTTTTTTGCTTTAGGTAATTTTTTTGGTGGAGTAAAATCTACGTTTAATAAGTCTGTAGCTGCATAAGAATAGTTTACACTATTTGCTACTAAATCATCTATTTTAGAGTAAGCTTTATCATAATATGATGTGTTAAAAGTAGTAGCAAGACCTTTTACTATTCTATTACCTATTTCAGGATTAATCTGGTCTGTATATTTTACTAAAGTCATATCGTCTAAGTTATATAAATTATCAGCCGCTTTAATATTTGTTTGGTCATATTTAGCTTTTGCATAACCATAATTTTCCCAACCCCTGTTGTATGCCTTAGTTAATTTTTCGTAATCTTCAGGTGAATATATTTTACCTACTACATCTTGTATAGGTTGATCCATAGGTATTTTATCAGCTTGTTGTCCAAGAATTTCTCTTAATGATATTTCGTATTCTCTAGGATCAACTTCATACCTTTGTGTTTGTTTTTTTACTCTTCTTGTAGGTGTAGATACAAAAGTTACTTTTTTAGACTCTGCTTTTTCCCATTGAGATTTACCTTGTATTAACTCTGCCATTTGTGTTTTAAATGTAAGTTGAGTATTTATAATGTCTGCAGTTCTTGGATGTAACTTTAATTCTGTTATAGGTCCTATACCTGCTTTTTGATATATTTCTAAAGTTTTTAAATCAGAATGTTTTAACATAGCTGCTACAAACCTATCATCTAAAAAAGCAGCAGCCTCTGTTTTAGGTCTAAGTTGACCTAGTATAGTAGCCCAAACACGCCTAAACGCATGTGTACTATTTCCATCTACTCTTTCACCTGGATATAATTTATCCCACGTATTATTTACGTATTTTCTAATAGTAGCTTGAGACATAGGTAATTTTTTATTTTTTATAGGAGAGCCATCTTTTCTGGTACCTATATTTCCTTCTTGCCTTGCAGGAAAAAGAAAATCATCTCCTTCTAATTTATATTCTTTTATATGATCTTTTAAAGTATTTACTAATCTAGGACTTAATGGGTGAGCAGAATACCTACTTCTTTTTCCTGCTTCAGAAAAATAAAAACCTTTGTCTAATCTT